ATGGAAACCCTACGAAGACAAAGGTAGCGACTACGCTGCCGAAGGAACTGATGCTCATGAGCTTTGCGAGTACAAGATTCGTAAAGCATTAAACATGAAGGCTTCAGACCCTACCGAAAACTTAACATGGTACAGCGAGGAAATGGATGACTGCGCTAATGGCTATGCATCCTACATCCTTGAACAGGTAGAAGCCGCCAAAGAAACCTGCGCTGACCCGGTCGTCTTAATTGAACAGAGAGTTGATTTCTCTCGCTGGGTTGAACAGGGATTCGGAACTGCCGACTGCATCATCATCGCAGATGGCACTCTTCGCATCATCGATTACAAGCACGGACTTGGTGTTCTTGTATCAGCTGAAGATAACCCACAGATGAAATGCTATGCGCTTGGCGCCTTAGAACTGTTCGATGACATCTACGACATTGATAACGTCAGCATGACCATCTATCAGCCTCGTCGTCAGAACATCTCTACCTATGAATTAAGCAAAGAAGATTTATATGCTTGGGCCGATGAGGTCTTGAAGCCTACTGCAGAACTTGCCTTTGCAGGTGATGGCAACTTCCTTTGTGGAGAATGGTGTGGTTTCTGTAAGGCCAAACATGAATGTCGTGCTAGAGCTGAAGCTAATCTTCTACTTGCACAGCATGATTTCAAGCTTCCACCACTGTTGGAAGATACTGAAATTGAAGTCATCTTATCTCGTGTTGATGAGCTTGTAACATGGGCATCCGATATCAAGGAATACGCTCTTCAGCAGGCTATCAGCGGTAAGGAATGGACTGGCTGGAAATTGGTCGAAGGCCGTTCTAACCGTAAGTACTCAAATGAAGCTGCAGTCATTGAAGCTGTTACAGATGCTGGATTTGACCCTTATGAAAAGAAGCTTCTTGGTATCACTGCCATGCAGAAGCTTTTAGGTAAATCTCGCTTCGATGAACTTCTTGCAGCCTACATCGAAAAGCCGCAAGGCAAACCTACTCTCGTACCGGAAAGCGATAAGCGTCCGGCTATGAACAACGCAAAATCTGATTTTATGGAGGAAAATTAAATGAACAAGAATGTAAAAGTATCAAATCCTATGAAGGTAATCACTGGCCCTGACACTCGTTGGTCTTACGCTAATGTATGGGAGCCTAAGTCAATCAATGGAGGTACCCTTAAGTACAGCGTATCTCTTATCATCCCTAAGTCTGACACAAAGACTGTTGCAAAGATTAAGGCTGCAATCGAAGCTGCTTACAAGGAAGGTGAAAGCAAACTTAAGGGCAATGGCAAATCTGTTCCTGCTCTTTCTGTCATCAAGACTCCGCTTCGTGATGGAGACCTTGAAAGACCTGATGATAGATATCGCGTGAATAAGTAGTAATTTCTGTTCCGTCTTTTAATCTGCGTCTGTTTTCTCTAATTTCATACATAGTCTTAAACCTCCTGACATTCTTCTGTGAAATAGCGCAAGCGGTAGTTTTTCCACTTGGCGCGGTTGATTTCTGCTTTCATTCCTTCTGAGATGCGACTACCAAATATCCAAGCTTCAGAACATTTACTCATCAGAGCGTTTCCGAAGAACAAGCCAAGCTTACGTTCTTTTGGATTTGTATCATCAAGGAATTGTGGAAATAGCAAATGTGGTGCTATCGGGATATATCCGGCATCCACTGCGAATCTGCTGTATCGTCTTGCGGCAGTTACATTTGCTTCGATGTCACCAGCATAGGGTGAGCAAATATAGACGATAGGCCTGAAAGCGCGAAGGGCATGTTCTTCCTGTTCAATAATCTCCAAGGCACCGTGTGCAGTTGGGTCAGGATAGCCTTCGCTGTTGTATTTACTGATGCTCATACCAGAGTCCTCCTTTCCGGCAGACATAAAAAGAGCGTCCACTTCTAATTTCCCACTGGAGATGAACGCTCGATTTGAGCGGAGATATTTAATCTTTTTTGTAAAAAGGTGTGGTATATCCATCCGCGCGAAGAAGTAAGCCTTTAGCCCAAGGTGGAGTTCTACCCATCTGTTCACAGATTGCATCAAGAGAGACCTTTGGGTCAGCTTCGATAACTAACTCATCATGGATATGCATCACGATAGAGCAGCTGCGCAGCGTCTTCATGGCATAACACAAAATATCACGAGCAGTAGCCTGTACAATATTCTCTACGAACTTTGGCCCATAGGAGTCAAGACGTTCCCATTTCTTAGTACCACCAACGCCTTCATAGGTGATGCAGGAACCTCCGAACTTATTGGTTCCGATTTTCGGTTTCACATAAGCAAGCTTTCTACCTGAAGGAAGTGTGATAAACAACATACCGCTTTTGCATGAGAAGGTTAGACCATAATCCGTGGTGGTGTGTTTATACTTGACTGCTTCCATAACAGCACGGTCAACGGCCCACCAGAATTCGACGATACGAGGATTAGCTTGTCTCCATGCATCCACAAGAGAAGGAAGTTCATCTTCGCTAAGTCCCATATCAAGAGCACCCATTGCTTTTAAGGCACCGACGCTGCCACCATATCCAAGTGCCAGTTCAGCAATCTTACCTTTTTGTCGTAAATGGCCATTGATACCATGCTTTTCGACAGGAACCTTAAACATCTGAGAAGCAGAAGCGCAATAGATGTCACCGCCTTTTTCAAAGACCTGCTGCCTCCAAGATTCACCTGCGAACCATGCTATGACACGCGCTTCAATAGCAGAGAAGTCCGCCACATAGAAAAGGGCATCTTCTCTTGGGATGAATGCAGTTCTTATAAGCTGGGATAAGGTATCTGGAACGTCTTCATATAAGAGTTCAACGCCATCAAAATCACCGTTTCTTACAAGACTTCTAGCTTCCGATAAATCCGGCAGGTGGTTTTGTGGAAGGTTCTGCAACTGGATATTACGACCGGAGAATCTGCCGGTTCTGTTAGCTCCGTAGAATTGGAACATCCCACGAGCACGACCATCATTGCAGACAGTCTTTTCCATTGCCTGATATTTACGCACAGATGATTTTGCAAGCTGCTGGCGAAGGGTAAGTACATCCGCAAGATTATCAGGAGCTTCTTTTAAGAGTTCAGCAACCGCCTTCTTATCAAGGCTATCTGTTTCGATGCCATTATCTGACAACCATTGTTTCATCTGCTGGACGGAGTTTGGATTTTCGAGTGCAGTCATATCTTTCATGGCAGCAGTTAACTCTTCACGGGAACGAGTATCCATTGCAATTGCCTGTTGTACCAATTCCATATCAAGTCTGACACCACGGTCATTGATTTCTTGGTCGATATGATATTCTTCCCAGACTTCATCAGGAACAGGAAATTTTCGAAGCTTATGCTGGATGCCCATCTCAGTTTCTACATCACGGATGTTATAACGCTTGAAGGCTTCCCATTTATCTAGTGCATGAAAAGGGCGATTTCTTGTTCTACCACCATTAGCCTTGGTTGCAGCACAAGGCTGGCAGAAGTATTTGATGAGGTCTTTTCCCTCTGTTAGTTTCTGTTTTTCAAGACCTAATACAGCACCGACACCTTCCAGAGATAAAGGAAGTCCCATTGTGGCAGCCCATATCATGGAACAGCGCCAACTTTCAGGAGATAGATAAGTACCAGTAGGGTACCTAAGAAATCTCGAAAGACAGATACGTTCAAAGGCTGCATTGAAGGCCCACTTGATAACAGTATCATCTTCAAGAGCCGAAATTATCTCATCAGGGATTGTTTCGCCACAAGCTAAGTCAACCACCTGAACAGGCTGACTATCGACACTGTAGGCGAAGAGTAATATTTCAAAATTATCGGACTCGCAGTAACGATACACAGCGGTCTTTGGAAGCTGTACATCACTGTAAGTCTCGATATCAATACTTAATGTTTTCATTAGCTTGTCCTTTCTATAACACAATCGGCAGAGAGGTTGTATTCCTTCCTGCCGCCTGCTTGATGTTATTTACCAGAGCGCCATTTACGCCAGTCAGCTGCAAGCTTCTTATATGCATAGATTACAATCTGTGCGATGAACTTGAACACGTTATAGAACACATATCCATAGACCACGAAGATAAGAGTGTAGCAGACGGAGTAAACAATAATCTGGTTTGCGATATTAATAATATTTTCCATAGATTGTCACCTCGTTTTCAAAGTCCCGGAGATGACTGTGGCCACCTCCGGTTGGATATTTATTTGCTATATTCCTTCATACGAGCTTCGTGATATTCAAGGTCACGCTTGTCCTTTTCAGCTTCGCGCTGTTCACGCTTGCGGTCGTTGATGAAGTTCTGGATAGCAGTGATAAGGAATACCACGCTAAATACAAGCCAGATAGAAAGAAGGATGATGATAAGGATAGCTTCAATCATTTCCATAGTCGGCACCTCCATTAATCAAGGAAATCGTCATCTTCATCAGATGCGAAATCAGACTCAGCACTTGCTTTGCCACCAAGAGGCTCACCATCACGAATCTTCTGTAAGTTATTAAGACCGCAGGCGATTCCCTTATTACCAGAGCTGTTGAATGCGTAGAAGCTGATGCTGGCACGACCATATACACCAGAATAAACTTCAGAGCGAGTAAGGATAGGATTGCGGTCTGCATCTACGATACCCGGTGCAGATGTAGCGTTAGCATTGACGAAGTATGCATTGGCATAGGCTGCATAGCTTTCAGATTGGAGGACATTATGAATCAAACTGAAAACAAGTCTGTTCTTAAAACCACAGATATTGCATCTCACTTAAAACTGGAGCCTACTCCGATTACCGATATTCAATTACAGCGCGATTATGATTATTTCAGAGCACAGGAAGTTGCAAAATCGATGCTGGATTCTGGACTTATTTCCTTGTTGGAATTCAACAAATTAACGCTTCTTAACCGCCAAACATTCTCACCGATGTATGTAGAAATAATGCCGGAAATAACTTGATAAATACAGCTTTTAGAGTGATGTATATACACTGACGAAGGGAGGTGAACTACCGTGAAGAAGGTTACAAAAATCTATAAAGTTCAGAATGTAACAAGCAAAAAACAGAAGTTTCGCGTAGCCGCTTATTGTCGTGTTTCCACCAGCAATGATGCACAGCTCTCTCTTAGTTGTACTGGTTGCAGAAATACCATCATCAGCATAAATTTCTACTAGTTCCCATTCCGGATTGCTATTAATATAAGTTGTATAATGTTCAACCTGCACATCATAACTTGATTCCTGTTCCTCAAAATCTGTAGATACTCTAGCATAAGCTGCAACTCTTACTTTTTGTGCTTTTTCCGTAATCTTCTGCGTACCTACAATTTTTCTTGCCGGAATAATCGTAATATTTTTAGCAAGATTCATTAAGTGCTCACCTCATTTCCGATTAGTCTATATGCATATTCTGCTTGCCTCATAGGGTTCTCATATTTCAAATCTATTTTAGGAATTGAAAATTTTATATATACTACTTGCTGTTTTTCCGTAAGTGTAGATAAAGCAGTCTTCAGATTATCAATCTTTGTTTCAAGTTCTTCAGCTTCGATAGCATCCATCAGTTTTTCAAGTGAATCTGCTGATGAGTCTGCAAGATATGAGTTTCTGCTTTCAAGCTCTGAACCCTCATCATCTGAATATCCTTCAAATCTAACCGGCACATGATAATCTTCTCTACGATCTGCATCCACTTCCTCATCATCATAGGTATGAAGGAGTGTAATCATCTCTTCCGTTACACCGTTTTCCCCCGGTTTTATTACAATTTTCTTGCCATCTGCTGTGTAATATACATAGTTAACACGATTCTTCTCCGCTGTTTTAAATTTTCTAGGCATAAAATTCCTCCATTTTTCCGTATGAAGGAATTTCATAAACTCAGCTAAAATAAGGCACACTAAAAGACCACAAGCTAATATGAAGATTTCCTTCATTTCTACTTGCAGCTGCCTTATTCGGTAAGACCGCTGACACTATTTAATTTTTCTATATGAACTCCGAATCAATCCTTAGCTAAGGGATATATCCATATAGATTATCCGATGGATTACCATCTTTTTTTGCAAATGGAAATATCTTTATCTCAAATTTCCACTTTGACCAAAGATATCTCCGCGTGATATAATGTATGTATCAACTACAGTTTTGTCTTTGATAATCATATTTTATAAAATCGCATAGCTTGGACTGGTTCTTGTTTAGTTCAAAGAAGTTCAAGGAAGTTCAAAAAAGGAGGTGGGCTATAACAGATGGATTTTAAGACTTTTTATTCAATACTTTTTAATAGAATCAGTGATACATTGCAATCCGGCGAATTTGTTCGTGACTTAATTGCAATGATTACAACTGTTCCAGAAGAAGAATGGGGATTAAAAAAAGACCCTTCAAATAGGGTCAGTATAAAAACATATGAAAATTTCGCAAAAAGAAAGATTAATAAGACCACCTGTAAAGCCATTGTATATAGACTTTCTCCTGAAAATTTTATAGAAAGCATAAACACAAGA